TTCCCTTCCATCACAATTCGCCATTGATTGACGCGAAATAGGTTGACGAGGAGGAATGTCCTCAGCAACAGGTTTAGAGTAACCAAAAAGTGCTGCCATCGATGAAATAGCACTGGCACCAATCTCTGTAGCCCTAGCGAAACCGCCAATATAAGGCACAGATTTGAATAAACCAGCAGTCTTAGCAACAACGCTTGCAGGTTTGGAAACAATTCCTGAATACTCGGACATAGCTTGTGGTACAATGTTAGTAGGGTTCTGCTGGGTCAAACCAGTAAACTCAACATTGTCAGCCCATGCAAAAACGGATATAGTAATTGGAGCAGTAGCCCCATTTGCATGTTCTAACACCACAGGTGTCGCAACTTCAATCAGTCCCATTGTCCTCCACTCTTGCGTGGGAATATCTAACATGTTCAAAGGTGTAAAGAACGGTAAAATCATTTCACCACCTTGAGACATAGTCGGATTCAACCATATGTGAGGACGCTGAGACGCCTCAACCAAATCACTGAAATTAGTAGGAATTAAAACGGTAGTATTGTCCAAATTATGCAGAGGTCGGTAACTCACCAGAACTCTACCATAATAAAAAGCATTTCCATTGATTAAAAACTTGACATGTAGATTTGCTTTCATTAATTTATAATTGGATATTCTGTTAATCACGCGAGGATCTTCAAAATATAATTGCCATGGATTAAAAACATATGCTGGTCCAGTAGCAATATCCCATTGAATTTCTTGAATCTTGATTGGGCGCAGGAAAAAATTCTGTAGTGTGGTCATCGGATCAATTAACGACGAACGCAGTGGATCAGTAGTGACTCCACGCGTATCCTGAAAACCAGGATGAGCATCATTAAATTGAACGTTTTGTTCCAACGAATCTCCAGTAGCTGTTTGTCCAGTAGTTAAGACTTTACCAGCTCCGGAAGATCCAGAATCTGCCTGCGGGACTATTTTTGTCATGCTCTTCCCTAACACAAAAAGTGCAGTGTAGGAAAGAACCTTTAACATGACGAGGATATAGCCAGTCCCCATGTTCAGGTATTCCAGAGCACAAAGTGCAGCTCTGAAATTTTTAAAATGCAGGTATCGGCCACCCGCACTGACCCCCTCGTTTTGAGCTTGAG